CCACTTCCCCCACGCCGCCCCCGACTGCGCCGCCATCGCCGCCGAAATCCGCCAAGCATCCGCCGACTTCCACATCAACACTGAACGGACCACCACATGAACGGCGCACCACTCAGTACCGCACCCGAGCTCTGCAAGCACTGCCCCGACCGGATAGCACTCACACCAGCCAGCAGTTCATACGTGCATGTCGAAGGCGACCAGGCCGGTAAGCACACATGCGCCGTCAACCCCTACGGCTTTCATGCTGAGCCCGTCGGAGCGCCCTGTGGCGACCATCCGGCCAACCCCTGCAACGGAAGCCGTGGGATCGAGCCCCGGCCATGACCTCGACCACCACAACAACTGGCGACTCATCGCCGTCATCGTCCTCTGGGGATTGCTCTCAAGCGCGTGGGGATTCTCGGCCGGCTGGGACGCCGCACCCCGCACCGGAAGCCGCCGATGACTAGACCCGACGCCGCCGCCGAAATCCGCCAAGCATCCGCCGACTTCCACATCAACACCGAAAGGACCAACGGCCAGTGATCAACTTCCACGTCCCCGGCACCCCCGCACCGCAAGGCAGTAAGCGCCACGTCGGCCGCGGAATCATGGTCGAATCCTCCAAAGCCGTCGGCCCCTGGCGTGAACGCGTCGCCCTGGCCGCCCACCAAGCCATGGCCGGCCGGCCGCTCCTCGACGGACCCGTCAACGTCGTCGTCACGTTCACCATGCCCCGCCCGAAAACAGCCCCGAAACGCACCACACCACCAGCCACGAAACGACCAGACCTCGACAAGCTCACCCGCGCCGTCCTCGACGCACTCACCGGCATCACCTTCACCGACGACAGCCAAGTCATCGCACTGCGCTGCTCGAAACACCTAGCCGAACTTGGCGAAACCCCCGGCGTCTACATCGCAGTCGAGGAGCCCACCCTGTGACCAAGTGCCAACACTGCCACCGACCCAACGACCTCTACCTCTGCCACAGCTGCCAGATCGAACTCTGCAACCGCCTCGACCAAATCCCATGGCTCCTCGAAGAACTCGACAACCGCATCCAGAAACTCGACCGCGTCAGCGTCGGAACCATCGGCCGCAACCGACGCCCCGACGAAATGAACCCCGTCGACTTCGACGCCATCGAACTCGCCCGCACCATCCGAAAGACCTTGCAGCACTGGGTCGAAACCATCGCCACACAAGCCACCGGAAGACCACCCACAGCCCTCACCACCGTCACCACACCCGACCTCGCCCGCTGGCTCAACCACAACATCAAACACATCGCCCGACTCGACCTGGCCAAGAAAGGCCGCCACCAGCTCTACGACGACATCACCCGCATAGCCGGCACACCCGACCGCGGCGGCCAACTCCACCGCGCCATCAACCCCGCAGAACACCACCTCGTCGGACCCTGCCCCACCATCCTCGGCCGCGACGAACACGGCCACCCCCGCCAATGCGGACGAACCCTCTTCGCCGACACCTACGACCGCACCGTCGAATGCCCCAACTGCCACCAAACCATCGACGTCGAAACCACCAGAACCCGCGCCGCAGCCGAACGAGACCACCACACCCGGACAGCACTCATCGACGTCATGGCCACCATCGACGAACCCATCACCGACAACCAACTCGACGCCTGGATCAACGCCCGACGCCTCCGCACCGCCGGCTGGCTCCACGACGGCTCAATCATCGAATTCCGCCTCGCCCCCACCGACGAACCCGTCTACAGCCTCACCAGAGCCCGCTAACTCCGACGCCGAGACAACAACCTCACCCGCAGGAAAATCGCCCCGACCTCGAAAAACAGCCCCGGCAGCAAACGCTGACCGGGGCTTCGTCATACCCGGGCAGGTGACCGACATGCCCAGCGCACCACCCCGCATCTGCGCACGCTGCGGAGCCCTAGCCCAACCACGCCAGCCATGCGCCTGCAGACCAGCATTCGAAGGCGCGGCACGCCGCAAGGCCGGCACCCGCTGGCGCCGGCTCCGCGCCCACAAGCTCCGCACCACACCCACCTGCGAGCACCCCGGCTGCCGGCGCCTTGCCGACGAAGTCGACCACATCGCGCCCCTGGCCGAAGGCGGCGACGAATTCGACTCGACAAACCTGCAAAGCCTCTGCCACGACCATCACCAGACAAAGACCAACGCCGACGCAATGCGAGGCAAAACCAGAGCGAGGTGAATTCAACAATGCATAAACACAAATCCCAAATGCATGCATATTATTCACCGAATTGCTCTACATACCCGAAGGCCAACATGGGTAGGGGGGTTCAAGCCTCTGACCAGCACAAACAGAAACCCCGCCCCGGTAGCCGAATTTTTACGCGCTCAGGTTTTCCGCATTCTTTCCGGATTATGCATCTGCTTTGCATGGCGGGTGCATAACCGTGGGTCGCAGGGGGCCGGCGGCCGCTCCGGCGGCGTTGAAGCTGGTCAAGGGCAAATCCGCTGGTAGGGATAGCGGTGGCCGGCCGGTCAATGAGGTGCCGAAGTTCAAGCGCGGCGCCCCGGACGCTCCGGAGATATTGAGCGCGGAGGCCCGCGCGGAGTGGGATCGCATCGTTCCTGGGCTGGATGAGCTGGACCTGCTGAAGCCGGAGGACTTCGCGGCGCTGGTGGAGCATTGCGAGACGTGGGCGACCTACGTCGAGGCGGTGGCTGAGGTGCGCGCGGAGGGGGTCGTGCTGACGAACCCGGACAACGGGCGCAGGTACAAGAATCCGGCGCTGTCTGCGGCGGAAGCTGCTGGTCAGCAGCTTCGCGCGTCGTGTCGTGAGTTCGGCCTGACCCCGTCGTCTGAGCAGAACGTCGGCAAGCCGATGAGTGGTAATGGTGGCGGCGCGGAAGACGACCCGTTCGCGGGCACCGGCCACTCGTCCTCGGCGCAGCGCAGCGTGGGCGAACGCTGACCTTGACCAGCTGAAACTCAGCCCCGAGGTCGCTTGGTTCCTGGAGTCGCGTGGCTATCGGCCGCCGACGTGTCCGCCGCTGATCAAGACCCCGGAGCCTCGCGTGGTTCGTGGCGCGCTGTTCGATCCGGAGCGGGTCGATCACGTCGTCGCGGCGTTCCGCAGGTTGCGGCACACGAAGGGCCGGTTCGCCGGCCAGTCGTTCGATCCGGATTGCTGGCAGGTCGCCTACTACTTGGCGCCGGTGTTCGGTTGGGTTGCGCCGTCGAAGGATTCGGGCGAGCTGGCGCGGATCATCACGACCGCGTGGGTGGAGCTGCCGCGTAAGAACGGCAAGACGACGACCGCGTCCGGGACGGGCATCTACCTGACGGGCGCGGATGGTGAGCCGGGTGCGCAGGTGGTGTGCGCGGCGACGAGTAAGGATCAGGCGAAGTTCGCGTTCGATCCGATGAAGCAGATCGTGCGCGGGTCGCCGGCGTTGGGGAAGCACTTCGAGCCGTTCCAGTCGAAGATCGTGCACAAGGCCTCAGAGTCGGTGTTCGAGCCGGTCGCCAATGTTGGTGACGCGCAGCATGGCCGGGATTTGCACGGCGGGATCGTCGACGAGGTGCACCTGCACAAGACGAACGATCTGATCGAGGCGATCGAGACCGGCACGGGGTCGCGGATCCAGCCGCTGATCTTGTTCATCACGACTGCGGATGCGGGTCGGCGGCACACGCCGTATGACGAGAAGCGCACGCGGATCGAGAAGTTGGCTCGCGGGACGCTGAAAGACCCGACCACCTACGGTGTGATCTTCGCGGCCGAGCCGTCCGATGACCCGTTCGTCGAGGCGACCTGGAAGAAGGCCAACCCGGGGTATGGGGTGTCGCCGACGAAGCGGTTCATGGCGTCGGCGGCGACGAAGGCGAAGGACTCGCCGGCTGAACTTGCGTCGTTCCAACGGCTGCACTTGGGGATCCGGACCAAGCAGCAGTTCAAGTTCCTCGAGCTGGGCCCGTGGGATGTGAATGCGTCAATCGTTGATCCGATTCGGTTGAAGGGCCGGGAGTGTTTCGGCGGCCTGGACCTCGGCTCCACATCGGACTTGACGGCGCTGTGCTGGGTGTTCCCCGATGGGGGGGCGTTCGATGTGATGCTGCGGTGTTGGGCGCCGGAGGACAGCGTCGAGAAGTTGGATGAGCGCACGGCGCGGGCCGCGTCGACGTGGGTGAAGCAGGGCTGGTTGACGACCACGCCCGGGAATGTGACGGACTACGACTTCATCGAGGCGCAGATCGGTCGGGATCGGGACCTGTTCCTGGTCAAGGAGATTGCCTATGACCGGTGGAATGCGCAGCAGTTGGTGAACAACCTGATCAGCGATGGCGCGCCGATGGCCACGATGGGTCAGGGGTTCGCCTCGATGTCGGCGCCGACGAAGGACTTGCAGCGGCTGATCCTCACCGGAACTGAGCAGAAGCCGATCGTCCGGCATGGCGGTAATCCGTTGCTGCGGTGGATGGTGGACAACTTCGCGGTGGCGATGGACCCGGCAGGGAATGTGAAGCCGGACAAAGCGAATGCCGGGGACAAGATCGACGGCGTAGTGGCCCTGATTATGGCGCTGTCGCGGGCTCTGGCAGCGCAGGACGTGACGCCTACATCGGCGTACGACGACGGCGAAGGGCTGATGATCGTATGAGGATGCGCCGACATCCCGGCATGAACCGGAAGGTGCTGGTGTCACTGATCTCGGGCAGCGCGGTGTCTGGCGTGTTGACGAAAACACCAGGCCCGCTACTGATTCTGCAAGGAGCGATGATCCATGAACCAGGTGCAGAGCCCGCAGCGGCGGACGGCGAGATCGTGATCGACGGGGCGAACGTCGACTACGTGCAGATCGTGGGCGGCGGCTAACCCGGATGGGTTTCGTGCAGTCGGCGGGCGCAGTTCGTGGCCTGTCCGGCCGGCCGGCGTTCTCAACGCCTTCGCAGCGGATCACGCTGTCGAGCACGATGGCGGTTGAGTACGGCGAGATTTGGCGCACCCAGGAGTCGGTGCGGACCGTCGTAACGTTCCTGGCCCGCAACATCGCGCAGCTCGGACTGCCGGTGTATCGACGCAAGGGCGAGGCTGATCGTGAGCGTTTGCAGGACCATCCGCTGTCGGTGCTGCTCCGGAGGCCGAATCCGTGGACTACGCGGTACCGGCTGATCAACGGCCTGGTGCACGACTTCGCGATCTATGACGTGGCTTACTGGTGGAAGACGAAGACGGCAGACGACGGCTTCGGTGTGATGCGCATTCCGCCGAAGATGGTCAAACCGGTGGGTGACAACTGGTTCACGCCGGAGGCGTTCGAGATCGCCGGGACGAAGCAGCGGCGAGTTGTGCCGGCGAACGAGATCGTCTACTTCCGCGGCTATGGGCTGGACGAGGACACCGGCACTTCGCCGTTAGAGGCCTTGCGCAGGACTCTCCGCGAGGAGTGGACCGGCTCTGAGATGCGCGAGCAGATCATGCGCAACGGGGCCAGGGTGTCTGGCTACATCGAGCGGCCACCGACGGC